TTAGCGGTACCGCTAAAATTATTTGTTAAAATTACGGAATTACTTGCCCTAATATATCCACGGAAATTTAATGCTTCAAACCCAATAAACACCCAATTGTTTGTCGTGCCATCGCTTAAATTTAATCTAAATGCAACTAATGGGTCAATTGGTTTGTTAAATTGTGCAAACAAAGTACCCTCCGTCTGCCCAATCAAACTACTTATCCCCGTCTTAAAACAAGCATCCGCAACCCTTGTGGCACTTGCTGAGGTTGTTGGTATGTAGGATGTGGCATATGATGAATTGGCTTCAAGTTGCAACCCATAAAACAAAATACTCTTTGCCGTTCCGCTTGATGAATTAATAACACCCGCAACAATGCCCGAGCCGACACTTGCCCCAAATGTTTGTGTAAATGTAAATCGTTGCCACTCGGTTGTAACTGTTAAATCACTTGAATAATAATCTGCGATATTGGCGTGTGTACATTTCAATCTAAATTGTTGTGTACCGCTTGTAACTTTTGCGTAAACGCTGACTGTGTGCGTTTGACTTTCATAAGTTCCTCCAACTGGTTCCTCCAATCTTGCGGTTGCATTTGCATCAAAACTTAAAAGGTCTGCATTTTGCGTTCCATCGGGTGAAATTGCACTATTGCCCGTAACTGTTAAATCATAAGTATTCCAATAAGCATTGTCTAACTCTTGGCTATAATTTAACAAATTCGTACTCTGTTTCTCCAACAACAAACTCGGACACCCCCCGCCCCCATTTTGGTAGGTTAGGCGTGGTACATTTAAGCGGTCGGTTGTGGGGAAATAGGGTTTGGCGGTTGAGCCAATGTTTAGTTGTGCGCCCCACGCCAAAACTGCGGACGCTTGCCCGCTTGTATTTCTTTTGATTGCAATTGCTACACAATTATTTGCGTTTACTTCAAACCTTTGCCAATCGCCCGTCAAAGTGACATCATAATTTGCAGTCCCTGAAAGTTCTAAAGTAATTGTTTTGCCTATGTTTGTACTTTCGCCTTTTAAGTAAACAGAGAATATTGCAATTGGATTTGATGCAATGAAATTATATATCGCTTGTCCCGTACCTGAATAATTCAAGCGGTCTGCCGTTGTTGTTCCGTTTGGCGCGGTTGCTACATTGGAATCAACAGAAGCCCCTACATCTTTTGCCCAATATGCGTTTGAAAAATCCTCGCTATACTGCAACAAATTCCACGGCGTAACCTCAACCAATCCCGCCGAATTTACTCGCGTTCCGTTGGATGCACGGGTGAATGACAAATCGCCGCTGCCGTCAGTAGGTACAGGAGAATAGACTACATCTTCTTTGTATCCGCTAGGAATCATCACTAGCGATGCTTGACTCAATAGATTGCTCATAAGTTATTTAATTTACGCAATAGACAAGAGATACCTTCGTAGTAGCCACCATCGAGAGTGACGCGAGACTTGTACGATTTTACGATATCCCAACCTTGACCCTTGTATAGACGGCTTCGAGTGCCAATTCCTACGCCTATCATTTGTTTAGTAGCCGATTACAGAGCCAGAAGATATCACAAAGCCTGTGATTTTTGACGCGCCACCTGCAGGTAGATACGCACCTTGTTGAAGAGTAACGCCACTCAAACCACGAGCAGAAAGTACGTTTGTACCATCGACAGAGAATGAAGTGAAAATCGTGTCTTCTTGTACTACTAGTGTGCTATATGCTACACTTGTCACGGTTGATGCGCTATGGTATTTGAAACCATCGCCACCTGCCATAATGCTTGTTGAATTGCTCATATATTTTTGCTTAGATTGTAGAGTTTGTTCTTTATACAAATAGCACTTTCTAGATAAGTGACTCTTTTTAAATATGCGTAGTAGATTGGTAGATAATCGTAGTATCCTTCTTGAGGTACATCGTATTGTTTTGAGTCAAGACTAGGTACATACGTTTCGTTGTTTACTACTACTTCATTCTCTTTTGATACAAGAGTAGGTACATACGTCTTTGAGATTGTGACGACGTTATGTTGGTTCATAGAAGACTTCCAATAGTTGCACTTCGTTGACTTTTAAAATGCCACTCTCGACGAGTTCGTCCGCAAGATTGGGGTTCGTATTCACTGCGCTTGTTTGAGCGTATACTTTGTATTCGTATTCTCCTGTGTAGAAATCGTAATCGCTCTCGTCTATTTGAAATTGATTGTATCTCTCTTTGTGAATACTTACGTCGTTGAGAATGAAATTTGTGATAGTGTCCGTTAATCTATGGTGAACCGAGAATAAGTACTTCGCATTTGATATCGTTGTTTTTTCACTCAACGTCAAATACCAATACTTCGTTTGATTTTTTTCAATTACTAGCACGTAAGTAAATAGCGACGAGTTTGATATGTAACAAAAAAGGGAGAGCCGAAGCCCTCCCCAATTTTTAAACTAATATGAAATCAAGAACAATTACAAATATACGTTAAATTCCTAACGCAGTCACTACGCTAGATTGTAATTTGTAAGGTGCTTCTGCTTCAATTGCTGACAAAGTCACTTCGTAACCATTTGAATCACCCATAGCAGTTCCGCTATTCGCAACCATTGCAGTCACATCGCATCCGTATTCGTTACCTACTAACCAATACGCATCGTTGTTGTCACGTACAATAGTGTAAGTGCGACCTTGAGCGAGAAGTTTCATCTCGTTGCGTTTGCTAGTAGACAAGCGACGCAATTTGAATGCTACGTCACATTGATTGAAAGTAGTACCATTCTCGACGCTCACGTTTGTAGTGTTAGTCAAAGAACCTGTACCTTTTGGCAATTCATAGTCATAAACATCACCACTTACGACGGTGGTTGCAGTAACTTCGCCACTCGCAATAGTGAATTTTGAAGCAGTCCACGAGATTAAGTGGATGCTCTTAATGCCTCCGATTGCATCTTTGCAATCTAGAGCGAAACCTTGAGTGAGAAGACAAGCCATTGTTTATGTTAGATTAGAGGGTGAAATATACAACTTCTGCAGGGTAAGCAACTTGAACACCATACTTAAAAGTAGTACGGAAACGAACCTCGTCGTTGTCCTCAGAGTACCACAATTTGTATGATTCTTCTTCGTTAGCCAAATCAGTACCTACAAAGAAGTTGCTCAAAGAACCAGCAACGATTTTGCTAGTACCACTCAAACCACCTACAGCAATCAACTTCATATTTGTGCCGGGGTAAATCATTTCCATCGCTTCGCTTGCGTCTACTGCGTAGTGGAACAAGTTAGCGTTCTTCAAGTTAACCAACATCAATTTGAAAGCATCAACACCGATGAAGCAAACCAAGTCACTCTTAGTAGCAACACGAGCAGGAATGTTCGCATAAACTTGGTCTAAGATATCGTCGATGTTTGCGCTAGTGATTGAAGTGAAAGCAGTTGGGGCAGAGTTAGCCAATGTTGGAGAAGCACCAGAGATGATTTTGTTGAAACCATCGAAGCGATTCAAGTTAGGGTTTCCACTAGTAGTGTCACCTTGCCACATAGCAATCTCGATGTTCTCAGCAATAACTGCAGATTTCTCACCTCCGATTTGCTCTTCAAAAGGAATCATAGTAGGAGAACCAGCCATGATTTGAGTTTGCATCCACTTTGCTTCAAGAGTCTTAGGACACAAAGTCTCTTCAACTTTAACAGCACCTACGGTGATGTTTCTTTGAGTGAAAGTAGTAGCACCACTTGGATTGTAACCACAGCCATCGGCTTGGAAGAAAACGGTAGAAGCCAACAAGTTCAAAGAAGCAGATGACTTAACACCTACTTGTACTTGACCGGCGCTTTGCAAGGTTGATGCGGTTTTAGAACCGAACAACGCTTTTACCAACAAGTCAGTTGACTGCTCATTGGTGTAATTGTTCAAGGAAGATACAACGAATGACATAGTATTTTTTTGTTTTTTATTTGGTTTATTTCTTTAATGCGTTTGCAAATTTCTTCAAGTTCTCGAATTGAGACTCAACTTTGCTAGGGGTGTGAGGCTTCAAAGTAGGCTCGTCGCTAGGTAAGTCAATCATTTTCTCAACCAACTCTACTACTTTAGACATAGCCTCTTTGTGAGATACTCTCTCGCTTACAAGAGACTCGATAGAAGCAGTCAATTGAGCAATCTTAGACTCAAGACTTTCTACTACTTCGTTGAAGTGAGATACGGTAGCGAACTCTTCTGCTTCAACAGAGATTTCTACTTCGGGGGTTTCCATTTCTGGCTTAACGATTTCAGTCACAACGCCATCAAGAGTAGTTACAAGAGTACCATCTTCAATTTCGTGTGTTGCGTCGGGTGCAAGAATATCGCCCTCAGCAGTCTCTACCATTACGATAGTACCTACTGACAACTCACCTTCCCATTTTACGATAGTACCATCTTTCAACATTGCTGTCTCGAAAGCGATACTTTTTTCTTCTTCAAATCCCAACAAAGTGCGGACTTGTTTTAGAGTTTCTTTTGCGTTCATCATAGTAAAATATATTTTGTTGTTTAGTGTTGCAATTTTATTGACCATTCCATTGAGCAAGAACGCGCTTCAATTCTTCGATGACTTTCATCTCTTCGTCTACTTCGCTTACAAAGTCAAAGACTCCTTCGACGGAGAAACCCTTGAACTCGCCTGCTTTTACTTTTGCCCATACATCGTCGTTGTCTATTAAGTAAGACACAAACCACGAACCATCTGCTACGTCTTCGTAACCTTTAGGAGGCATCACACCTCTCTCTCTATCTACGATGTAAGACTCGAACAAAGACACACCTTCTTCGATTGGAGTCTTGTGATGAGCGTTGACACTATCATACTTGTTTGAACGCGCCCACTTCTTCGCTATCTTAAAAATAGAATCCGCATCAAAGACAACATAGTATTCACCACGAACAGCATCGCGTCGATAGATAGGCATATCAGCAACCATAGCAACTCCCGAAACAATTCTTTTTTCTTCATCTTGAATCGTAAACTTTTGAGTGTTGTTAAAGGCTTGAAAATCTCTTTCGACTGCGGGTGCTTCAACAAGAGACACAAAGTCGATGCCAGTTTCTTCGTCAAACTCGTTGATGTCTAGTCGATAGATTGGTAGATTCATACTCATAAATAGCGTTTATTTGACTATAGATACTTTTTTGTTGTTAGATACTCGTTGTTGTGTACGAGTGATGTCACCTTCTAGAACGTATACGCGTTGTTGTTGAGTGAGTTGCTCGTTCCCTCCTTGTTGCAATAGAGACGAAGTTGTTTGAGGTGCGCTCATTTGAGGTATTCCTCCACCACTTTGTTGAGATGCTTGTTGAGAATTGAACTTTGTCGCTTTGAGTTTTGCTACTTGAGCGAGACCGAAAGCACCTGCGAGACCTGCTTGTATGTAAGGGTATGCAGGAATGAAAGCCGTGATAGGTGAATCTTGAGCAGTCTTGTACGCGTTTTGTACACCTTCAATAGTTGACATTATAGTCGACGCAATCTTCATCGCTTTCGAGAAATTGAACGCTCTCTTTTGTGACTCTTCGTCTTGACGTGCGAATGCGTTTGCCAGTTCTGCGCTTACATCAAAGAAGTCTTTTGCGAGTTGAATCAATTCACTATTGTACGCGTTTAGTGCAATACGATACTTATCTTGATTGCTGTATTTCTGACGATACACACCTTCGTCTATCTTGACAAGATTTGCGCCTAGATTTTTTTCAAGATTCTCTTTTGTCGTGATACCCTTACGAACATTTTCTAAATCTTTAGTGATTAAGACTTGACGTTTATAGTTGTATATGTTCTCAAGTACTAGAAGTGCTTCTTGATTTTGTGCGTATTGTTGGCGAGCATTTGCATACCATTGTTGAATTGCTAGTATCTCTTTGTTTGCTTCGTCTGCTTGAAGCATTCTCAACTCTTGAGTCAACGAGCGTACTTCGTTTCTTCTCTCTTTTGCTCTATCGCTTGCTTCTTTTGCTCTATCTGCGTTGTACTTCTTCTCGTCTTCTGCAAGAATGGCGAGAGCGTTCTTTGAATCTAGAATGATTTTGCCCCATTCTTTCTCCTTGTTCTTGCCATAGTTCTTACGTGCTTGAGCGAGTTCGTTCTCAAGTTTCTCACGTTGCTTGATAAAAGCACCTACTTCGTTGCCTCGTGCTTTTAGAAGCGCAATCTCCCTGTCTAGTTGCTCGTTGTTCTTCTCTGTTGCTTTGTTGTATTTCTCCAACGCTCTCTCACTTGCGCTAGTGATACCTACGAAGTCTGTGAATTGTTGTACTAGACCACCGATGAAGTTTGCAAATGTCTTCAAGCCGGGAATCAAAGACATCACCGCATTCTTAATCTTGTCAAAGTTTGCAATGACGATAGGTAGAATAATGAGCAAGCCACCAAACGCAAGAGAAGTCATTTGACCTAGATTCTTGAACGCTTGAATCACCGTGCCTTTGATGTTCTTTGCAATCGCGGTGAATTGTTGTTGTATTTTGCCAAGTCCTTCTAGCCCGTCAGCAAGAGCCATCGCGCCTTGAAGTTTGACCATCGTCTTTTGTAGGTCTTCACTCTCGCTACCAAAGAGAGCCATTGCACCTTGCGCCGCTTGAAAGCCACGAGCAACACCTTGAACGATTGTTTGTACTTGAGCGAACTTGTCGGGATTGACTGCAGACACACGGTCATTGAAGTCCTCCATTCTATCGCGAAGTTGTGCAAGTCTCTTCTCGGCTTCTACTGCTTCGGGCGAAAACTCACCAAAAGCGCGAACCGCTTCTTGTGCTTCTATTGTTGCTTGACGAATCTCGCCTTTAAAGCCTTTGAGGTTCGATTTGACTTCGAGTTCTACCGTTGATTTTATTGCCATTTTTAGTGTCCTTCTGCTATGATGTAAAATTGTACGCCATCAGTTGTGATGACATCGTATGAATGATGAGTTGTTTGATTGTGTGAATCACTACCATCAATTTGTGCGCTTGTCGCTGTGTTGATTGTAACGCTATGACCGCTTTGAGGTTTTTTGATTACCCAAGTTTTACCGCTTAACGACGTAGGGTCTGGCAAAGTAATTGTCAAATTACCTGCGCTTGTGTCTGCAATAATCAACCAATCGTCTTTTGTAGCGTTGTAGTTTGTGCTTACGTTACGAACTGCACCACCACTCAAGAAATTAGGGTACATCTCGTAGTTGCCCACGTACATTGTGTTTGGTTTCTCGACTGCAAAGTCATCACAAACGACGGCGATTGAGTTGTCAGCGCCCTCTAGAAATGAAGTATTCACACTAGCGAACGCACTTGAGTTGTCGTTGTTTGACGATTGTACGATACCATCACCTACGAAGACACCACTACCTCCGTTTGACGTACCTACTGAGACTCCCTTGATGCCGGGCTTGAATGGTATACTTCCACCGGGGTAGATGTCACCATACGTCTCACCTTGTTGCCCTTGCCCTGTACCTGCACCTATTGTCTTTTGTGCAATTGTAGCAGGTTGCACAAATTGCGCCAATAAGAACTCACACAAGTATACACTATCTCCGTTAGGGTCGTAGTCTTCTATTTTGTTCAAACGCCAGTACTGACCTTCAAAGAAAAACGCGTCAGCAAAAGACAAGTTCAAGTAGTCTTTCGTAGTGATGCGAAAATACGCTCTCAAAATCTTCGAGTTCTTTGACGTGATTTCAGTCAAGAAACGATAGTAGTAATTATTTACGAGATTCGAGTTCGTGTATTTGTAGCCTGCACCTAGACCTATCTCACGAGGCATACCGAAATTGATGTCGAAAGTAGGGTTTGCGATGTCGTTAAGATGCGTAGTGATAGGTATTGAGAAACGATTCGAGCGATTTACGCCTACTCCTGCGTATTGTGCATAGAGCATCCAATTGACACCACTCACTAGACCGCTATAATACATCACGCGTAAGTCACCATCTTGAGGGTTTGGTACATACGACAAGACGAAGTTCTTTTGATTGTTGTAAGAGCGTATTTGAGTAGGTGAGAAAATGACCTCAATCTTCTTCTCTTCTTTGACGAATTGATTCTCGACTTGATATGTGCGCGAGCCGTATGTAGTTTGATATGACTCTTGATACAATACGTTCGCGTCGTCTTTGCCCTCTTTGTATTGAAACTTGTAAGGGTTTGCTTCTAGTTCGCCCATAGGTACAATCTCGACGCTTTGAGAGTAGTCAAGTTTTTTCGTCCAATCTACTTGAGAGCCATTGTAGAACTCGTCACGAGGTACGATTCTCAACTCTTTAGGATTGTCTTGATTTGGCTCTATGTACAAATTGAACATCTTCACAAACGAAAGCAAGAGTTCGCTTTGCTTGACTTCGCTATTCATAAAGACTGCAAAATCTACCGTCTCGCCATAGCCATAAGTGAACGCTGTCAAGTTATTCTCGATGTAAGAATTTGTCGAGATGTCAAGTTGAAATTCACTATTCGTGAGATTGTATGCGTTTGCGTTGTCGTAGACTTGAACGAGTTTGAACTCAACTACGTCACCATTTAAGATTGTGCTCGGTGCAAAGTACAAGTCGATGTTGAAAGCAGGTGACCCAAAGTCTATTGTGATAGTCGATGTCGTGCGCTTTACGCCGTTAACGTACAAGCCAAAGACAAGCCAGATGTCTTCTTGATAAACGGGCATATATCCCGTAGAGTTGTAGTTGATACCTAGCGAAACGTCAAATACATAGTTTCCCCCAACAGGTGCGGTGAATTGACCTGTCGTAGGGTTGTAGTTGCCTCCGTTGTCGTAGTTGCCACTAGTAGAGTCGTTTTGAAATATAAGCGTAGACGACAAGTCTAGTGATTGAGGTGTCGTGATTCTCGATGCTTTGAATCTTCTTGATTCTAGAGCGTTCGCGTCAATAGTCAACGACGATGGAGGTGGTATCACTAACCTTTTGAATCTATCGCTATTGAAGAAAGAGTCGTTTGTGTAAGTGTACGACGCGTTCGCAAACATCTTGTCTACGATAGTCTTTGCGTAGAGACAAGGCGTGAACTCGTTAGTCTCCCATAGAGAGATATTGCGAGGGTGACCTTTGTCAATCATTGCGTACATATAGCCCTCACCATATGAGAACGCTTGAGTCGACCCATTCTTGTAGATTTGAGTTGCCCACGAATCGATGACGTTGCCACTAGAGAGAGTATGATTGTACTCGCTAAAGTCTAGCGCGTTTAGTTTGCGCTCACTTAAAGTGGTGAATAAGTCTGCAGTTTGCCCGTGAAGAGTTACCTCGTACACAATATGCGTAGAGTCGTCAACACGAATAGACAAGAGACGCAAGAACCCTCTCAACTGCTCAATGCCGTCACTATACAAGATGACATCTGCTTTGAGATTAGGGTTGTAATCGTACGCAAATTGTACGCTTGATTGTATCGTTTGCTCTACTTCAAACAAGTGAGAGAAAATAATGTTGTTTGTCTTCGAGCCGGGGATTTCAAACGTCTTCGTCCACTCACTAGAACGCGCTTGAGGCTCTCTAATATCTGCAATTGAGCGCGTGATGAGCGTACTTATGTTGTTATATGTGTCGAGTTTGCGTTGTACCCACGAACCACCTAGAGCGATTTCTTTTGAGATACGACAAGACTCACCTTCTTCAACACCACTCAAGATGCGACTCTCGTAATTTGCTTCTATTGTCTCAAGCAATGAAGCAGGAATCGACACATAAATTTCTATCATTGTCTTTGTCTCTTACTATCGAACGAATATACAACGTCAATTTCTAGATTGAAGACTTTGTCTTGTACGTGCTTCTTGACTTCGTAGTTTGATGTCTCGATGTTGACTGCTACGAGAGTAGTGCCATCGTACATATACACGACAGGCGAATCAATCAAGTCTTTCAACCATTCGCTTTGTGCTTCTGTAATCCAGTTCGAGAACAATTTAACCCTATGAGTTGAAATTGTGTCGTAATTTTTTGACTTAAAAGATGAAGTCTCGTAGGCGTAAGTTGCACCTAGCGTGTAAGGGTTTGCGAGATACGTCTTGCGTTGAGTGTCGTATGTGTCTCGTCTTACTTTGTTGAAGCGAAATGAGTCAAAGCCACCTAGAGAGTTTAAGAAAAATAAGTCAGTCGTCTCGTACTTTGAACACTCATCTACTAACGTCACGCGATATGTCTCACTCAATGTAGTCGCGCCATTCTTTAGTACGATGTCATAGTATGTCGCACCGCTAGGAATTGTCAATTGAGAGCCACTAGGTAGACGAACTATTGTTGAAGTAGGTAGAGTAAGCGTTTGTGTACTTGCGTTGCTATACGTGATGAGAGCGCTTGTAGCGGTGTTTCTAATAGCGTACAAGAAGTCTTTTTGTGTGCGTTGAATAATCTTCGAGCGAATAGGTGTCAAGAATTTGCCGTCACCATCCATAGTGTATTGACCATTGTAGTTAACTAAGTCAATCGCGTTGAGTGATGCGTTCCATACATTGCCAGTTGCACTCGTCAAGTTTGTGTACTCTACTACGCTACCTGTTGCACTTGCACTATACTCGTAGCCAAACTCTACTTTGTAAGACATTGCGCTATTTGCGCAACCACTAGCGAGAGTGTCGTTGATGTTGAAGTCGTAAGTGACGTAGTTCTCTAGAATGCGAGAGATGTTGAAGACGCCTTTGTTTGTCGAGCCATAGTAGATAGGTGCTTTAAGTTTTGCAAGAGTCGTTGTGTTTTGCTTGACTTCACAAATAAACTTAAAATTGTCTTTCGTGTAGATTGCACCGCTTGACTCTGTGATTACGAAGTTCGTATCATTGTAAGCAGGTGCGTTCGCGTTTGGTTGTTGTGTGATAGAGAGTGCCACGTATTAAAATAGCAACGCAACACTCTCGTCTCAAAATGAAAGAGAGACCTTGCGAGTCTCTCTCTTTTTTATTTCTTCAACATCTTTGCAATGTATCGATAGTGAAACTCTTGAATGTTGTAACCCCCACAAGGAACACAACAAGTATAGAAGAAGCGACCATCTGCAAGTTTTGTGTTCACTTCAAAACCTTTACCGCCAATTTGCGTCGTCACATATTCTGCCATATCGTCTGCAGTCAAGAACTTCTCAAGTGCGCTTTCTAGTTTTGCGATGCTAATAGCGCGAACTGATTCGATGTGACTTGCAAAGGTTTTGTCGTAGCGATTTACTAAACCAAATACAAAGTCTTGCAATCTTTGACGACGACCGTATGTCATAGAGTAGGCGTACTTGTTGTACCAATCGTGACCTTTTGCATTTTCTACGTTTGCCAATTCTTCGTTGCATCCGTTCATAATTAAGATTGTGCGATAGACTGCGTAGTCGTTAATCTCGTTAGGGAACTTAGTTCTGAAGTCGTTGTACACGTTCAAAATTTGAGCGATTCTTTCTACTTCTTTTTGAACAAGGATTTCGATTTGCTCGTTGTAAGATTCTCTGATTGTTTCGATTGCGTTTTTCATAGTTCGTTTGATTTGATATGTCAAAACTACAACTATTCTTGATATACGCAATACACTTTGAAACTTTTTTTTCTAAATCTTTTGTTTTCTTACAATTCTATGACAATTCACTCGTCACTCTTATTCGTAGATATGTGACTTATATGTATCTAAAAGCATATAAATTGTGCGATTTATGACACGTTATATGTTCAAGCGTATACTCTTAAAGCATCTCATTGAGAACAGCGATGACGTAAGGTTGAAAACCCTTGTTTGCGCTTTGCTCTAGTCGTTTGTTGCGCTCTTGCGTTTGTGCTTTGTGGTATGCGATTGCGTTGAAGAACTCTATCAAAGGCATATCGAGAAAGAACTCCCATTTTGTTCTATCACGATTCGCCATCTTGTCGACCAGTTCTAGCCACGCGAAAGGACTTACCTCTACTTTGTCAAGTTGCTCATCTCCTGCTTCAAATAATCGAGGGTAGCGGTCAACAACTGCGGATAGAGTGCCAAGAAAAAAGACGCGTATGAATAAGCAAACGAGCAACTCAAAGTCTTGAAGTCTTCGCATCGCTCTTCAAAGTTTTGTGCGACTTGACCTTTTGAGATTTTCACGCGATAGCCAAAGATGTCTACTTCGTAAGATAGCATCGCTAGAATCTTGTGTAGGTTCTCAATGATGTCGTCTGCTTTGATTTGTTGTAACGCGATGAAGTGTTGAGCGTGCATCTCTTGAGCGTTCGTAATTAGACGATAGCGTTTCTTCAAGTGCTTGAAAGCGAACATTGGTTTCTCTTGTGGTAACTCGTTCAAGAAATTCAACTTCTCTACTTCTTTCAATATCTTCTCAAGAGACATCTCTTCGACTTCGTCGATGTCTAAGCGATTGACGATAGCGATTTGATGTACGCGTCGTTCTACTCCTTCAAAGTGATTGATTGAAGAGAGTTCTTGTAGTTGTCCGATTGTTATGTTTTTCCAATTCATTTATGCAAAGTAAAATAATCCCGGTCTATTCTTTGACTTGCAATCTAACGCGAGAGCAAGAGAGCAAACGCAATCGTCGTGCAAGCCAGTAGGTGCGCTATATCGTACACCTGTGCGAGTGTACTCATACTCGAAAGACTCCATCTCGTAGCCGATAGGGTCTTCGGGGAAGCGTATTTCTGTGCGTTGTACTGCAAGAACTAGACCCTCGATGAGTTGTTGCTTCGATTGCGATGTAAACTTGAAACCTTGAGCGCGAGAACACGCTCTTTGTATTTGCTCGACGACTGGGTCTCCTACACCTGTTGAGTCTATAAAAGCGGGTGTGTTTTGTACGAGTTGAATGATGCGTTGTTGAGTTTGCCCCCAATCGCTTTGAAAGCGTTCGCAATATGATACGCAATTATTCGCATCGATACCAATGATGACCGTATAATCGGTGTACTTTGCAAGGTCAATACCATACGCCACGACTTGAGAGTTCGTTGTAGGTTGATAGCAAGAGCGAATCGCATCAATGCCGAATGGGTTTGACTTATCGTCTGCAGGTTCTGCAAGATATAACTCATCGAACACGTGCTTCGGTAAGTCTCTCTTTGCTTGCTCTACTTCGTCGAGTTGAAGTATGCCTTCATTGACGGCGTCGTATGCTGTAATCTTGAAGTACTCGTAGTCTTGCTCGCCTTGCTTTGCTCGTTCACCTAGTTTATAGAACCAATTCTTTTTGCCTTTGACGTTACCTATCAACTTGCATTTTCCTTGCGTTGCCGTAAGAGTAGAACGAAGAGCGAACCACGACTCTTCTCTCGCTCGTGATGCTTCGTCAAAGACACAAGCGTACACGTCGTCACCATACAAGTTGTCGGGCTTCTCTGCGCTCTTGAACTCGATTCTCGCACCTGTGGGAAGCGTCAATAACAACTTTGATTCGTTTGTCGTGAAGAAGTCTTTTTGTGAGACTTGCGTCTTCATACGACGATAAGCGATTTCTGCTTGTTGGTACACAGGTGCAACCCACCACACACTTTGACCATCGCGCAACTTTAGTGCTTGCTCGAATAGCCAGATGATGTGTGATGCGGTCTTACCTGTTTTAGTACTCGCCGCGGTGATTGTGTATCTCGCTTTTGAGTCGAGAATGTTCTTTTGATAAGAAGTCAATCTAGGGCGAATGTACTCTATTTGCATACGCTTTCGTAGAATTTGATTCGTTCGATGTTCCACAATTTGATATCGTGAAACTTGCGAGAGTAGTACGCGTTTGACGAACCTAGTTGAGAAGTGTTTGTCATCGCTTGCTTGATTGCTTCGTACCACTCGTCATTCTTTGCGAAAATGACACCACCATTGTCGATGTGATTCAAGTAAGGCTCACAAGCACTCACGACGATAGGCAACTCGTATGCGCTCGCTTCGAGAATCTTCAACTCGCTCTTACACGAATTAAACTTTGTCGTTTGTAGAGGTGCGATTGCTAGGTCGAAGTGTTTGTAGACTTCACCATATGCGTTTGCGCTAGTGCCACGAACGACGTGAAACCAATCGCCTTTGAACATCGAGCAGATTGAATCCCATATATCGCTAGGTGTGTATCCACAAAGATAGAAGTCGATGAGACCTTCTTCACCTAGACGAGTGATTGCGTCTACTACGAGTTTCAAATCTTCGTGATGTGTGATGCCACCTACCCACCCTACTTTGAATTTCTCGTTCGCTAGTCTTGAGTGTCTCCATTGCTCGTGTTCGTAGTCTAGACAATTAGGTAGAACGATTGAGTTCTTGTTGTATTGCTTGACTTGTTCGAGTAGTTGAGGCGTTGTGCAAGTGACACCATCTGCGTAGTGAAGAGCGTCTTTGATTGCGTTCTTGATTCCGTTGCGATACGCCCAATATGCTGGGTTGAATTTAGGCAACACCCAATAGTCATCAACGTCTACAATGTAAGGAGTCTTTGCTTGAGCAATCTTCTTCAAGATATCGTAGTGATGTTTTCCTAGCCAACGATTGAAGACTACGAGGTCGTAGTTCTTGAAGTCAACTAGATTCATCATTGTATCGCTATCTTGAGCGATGTCTATCGTCGCGTATTCGTCGAGTTGTAGACGCATCAATGGCGTGTATATTCTGTGATACACAACGCCATTCATTCCGTCTGCTAGTGCAAGTATTCTCATAGTTTCTCAATTTCTTGTTTTACTTCTTGCCAATAAGCAATGTTTGACCTTACATTCATTATCATATAAATGTCTTCGCCCGCCTTTGTAGATACTTTTTCCATTTCGTATGTGTGTGGATAAGCATATAAAATCTCATCAACTGCAATCAACGCACAAGCGACGCCCTCATTTCTTTGTTGCAAACCTACGATACTAAACTTGTCGACTAGTTCTTTCGCTTTCTCTTGTGGTGTCATAGTTCTAAAAGTATTTGTTTGACTTCCATATAGAACATCAACTCATTTCGATTCTCCCACGAGTTATGAGACAACGCTTCAATGATTTGATTGACTGCTACAAGTGAGCAATCTTTTACCGTCAAAGAGTTGTTATATGACTCCTTGATTTCTTGTGCTTTGTCTTGTGATGTCATTCGTTTGGTGCGATTGGGATAGGCATCCAGAACTCAACTTGAATAAGTCGATTCGTGTGTTCGTCGACCCACATCTCGTCGAGGTATCTCGCAAGTGCTATGTCTCCTTGATAAGTCTTAACGAGTTTGAGTTCGTCATCAATTGGTGGTAGTACGTCGCTACCTCTCCACGTCTTCTTCATTAGAATTTAGGTTTTGGCAAAGATAGTGAATGTGTCGCTTTTGATTTCTCGTTGACTTCTTTCATTCGATTGCAATTGACACGTACGTCTCCGTATTGGTTGACGATAAGTTCACCGCTTTCGATAGCGTCGTTGAGTTTTTTGATGTTGATTGATAGGTTGAGTCCGTACTCGTTCTCCCATCCATTGCCGATGTAGGTTGTCATTAGTCTAGTTTTAAGGTTATTTTGATTGGTTCTTCTGTTCGTATTGTTGTCTCTACTTCTTCTTTTGGTTTACCGTGTACTCTCGTGAGTAAAGTCTCAAGCGAGAAGAGAGAGTTCTTGTCGTGTGATTTGAGTAGCGCACCTGCGACGATGCGTTCTAGAATAGTGTAGTCGTTGCCCTTGTCAATCTCTGTGAGTTCTTCTCTTGACATTGCGACTAGATTCATCAATGTTTGATTGATGTCGTCTTTTGTATACCCTAGCCCTTTGAGTTGAGTGACTAGTTTCTTTGGTCTCCCATTAGGGTTTGTCACTACTCCCTTCTTGAATGGTTGTAGATTCGCGAGTTGTTTTTCCGTTGGCATAGTTCTCTTTATTTGCTCTTTATTTTTGACACTTACTCAAAGCGATTCGATGCTTCTCTTTGAGAAAGTCTTTGTACTGCTTTTGGTCTCCGAACTTCGTGTGACATTCTCTACACAACGCTTGAAGATTTGTGATGACATCTCTTGTGTTTGAGCCACCCATTCCACGTGCTTCGATGTGGTGAATGTCGACGGCAGTTCTCTCACACACTTCGCAAGGTATGAAGTCGCTTATGTCGTAGCCAAAATGATTAAAGTATGTCATCGTGTGCTTCTTCATATTTCAAGGTTGTACTCGTTGAGTAGTTGATGAAGTTTGTCTCTTGTCTCTTGTAGTGCTTTGTAAGTGTCTTCGCTTTGATTGTCGGGTGCGTACTTCGTCAAACCTCTCAAGTGTTGGTCTAGATGAAATGCAACCATAGCGAACTTGTGACCATTGACGGCGAGTTCAAATTGTTCTCTCTCTTCTGTCAAGTCAAACTCAAGTATCGCTTTCATTGTAGATTTCTTTTGCTTTTGCGAATCCTGCGTTGTATGCCATTTGTTGCTCTAGTTTCTCTAACATCGTAAAGTTAAAGATGAGGCTCTCTGACATCTCTAAGTCTGGCACTTGTTGACGAACGTGTTCTATGAGTCTTTCCATTGGTGTCTTCATTGCTTCCCTCCTTGTATTTTATTACGCATCCATTTTGCCCCATCTACAAATCCTTCTTTGTGTGACCAAAAATCTATACTCGCGTCATCTGGTACATAAGGGCTTTCTTCATCTATCTCATCATCACTTGGTAGTTCTATATGGTTTTGAGTTTTTAGAATATCCTCAAATGTTAAAATGTGTTCGTACAAATCAATATCTATACAAATTTCAAGCATTTCTCTTACTTGTTCTTCTGTGTATAGTTTCATTGCCGTTTGTTGTTTATTGTTCTCCATATTGTTTTTTGTAGTATTGTTCTGGTGTGATTCTCAAATCGAGTGCGCCACTTATTGCACCTTCGCATTGAGCGTGTTCAAGTTGCAACTTCTCGATACGAATCAACTCTTTGCACTTTACAATTAAAGTCATTGGTATCGTGTACTCGTGAGCAATCAACTCGTCGTACATTTGTTGCATCGCACTTCTCATTGCTTCTTTCTTCTGCGCTTTGGTTGCTCATCGTCTGCGATAGTCGCTCTCTCGATTGCTTGTTGCTTCTCTCTCCATTCTGCTTGCTCTTTGATTGAGTTTAGTTTTTGGTTGCAAAAAATTAAGAGTGAGAAATAACTCTCAACAAAACAAGTAGAGCAAGATGGCATTGAACGACCATACAAAGAGTGATAGACGCTTCTTAAACGATGCGCTTCTTCAGGGTTCAATGACAACACTTGTGTCTTTTTGTACTCGTTGTATTTCGGTTCTAGACTTACAACGAACTCGATGTCTTCAAAATTCATATTTTAGTTTCTAATAGTGCAACAATGATAGTAGAGATAGACGCGTAGAGAATACCTACAAGACCGTATTGATAAATAAAGTAGCATAACCCAATCCAAAACGACATACAAAATGCGCAATCAAAAGGCTTCATTCGTTGCCAGTTGAAAGGGTTACTTCCGTAGATGTAAGACTTGATGTAGTCTGCAGGTTTACCAAAGTTTACGAGTATGATGCTAAATGAAGCGATACCCAAGATTTCTAGATGTGTCATCAATAGTGATTTTTATAATATAGTTGTGCAAGAATTTGCGCTTTGTTTGAATGCGCGTTTAAGTCTGTTTCGTAGCCATCGACAAATGCTTTCTTCAATAGTGCTTCTTCTTCTTGTACGAGTCCTTCAAATTGCTTGTGAAGTCTTCTCACTTCTTCTGCTTTCAAAGTGTCGCCACATTCTTCGTGGATGCTTGCAAGATTCGTCAAAAATCTATCGACGAACTTCATTGGGGTTTGTTTTCTCATATTGTTCTTGTACTAGTTGTTTCATTAGTTTTACTACGCGTAAGATTTCTCGTACGCTTATTCCTGTTTTTCGATGCAAAGAACGTGCGCTATTGCCTTCGAGCCACATCTTGAAGAGTTCACGCTCGTACCAATGAGACGACTCAATGATAAAGTCGTACGCTCGTATTTTGCTTCTCTCTTGCTCATAGTCTTCTATTTGTACTAGATGGTCTTTGTCATCACTTTGTAAGTTACAATCGTACACATCAACGCTGTCGTAGATACGATTTTGTTGAAAGGGGTGACGATTACCATTGATGGCGGTGTGAAGTACCTTGATAGCCCACCATTGTAAGTATCCGTCGTTGTGTAACTTCTCAACATATGTGTCGTCTTTTTCGAGTAGTAATAGAAAAAAGTATTGATATAGTTCTCTTGCTAGTTCTTTGTTCTTTGAGATGCGAAGACACGTATCGAATACCCACTTTTGAGTTGTTAGATTTTCGATGATTTGCGACTTCTTCAACGATGCAAATATAGAAAAAGATTTTGTATTTACAAACTATTTTTTCTCAATGCTTACAAAATAACCTTCTTTTTCATATCTCTTCTTCGTACGCAATACATCGCTCTCTTCTTTCAAGATGTGAATTGATGACGATAGATTCTTCGTCGCGATAAGAATCCAATAGTTCAAGAGTTTGTTGATAGGTTTTGGCGAAGTTTCTGTCATAGTCTATTAAGTCTTGCGTTTGTCTCACGCTATGAATGATTGTCGAATGGTCGCGATTTATGATACGACCTATCGAGTCAAGTGACATACCTAGAGTCTTTCTACAAACATAGTTAAAAGTGTGCCTAGCATACAAGATGTGTTGTTTGCGAATACGAGAGTATATGTCATCGGGAGTGATTTGATACACTTGACAAACGACGCGCATAGCATCTGTCCATTTTGCTTTCGTGTTTCTCACGTCAATCTTTGGTCTCAAAATCTCTCTCTTTAAATCTTGAATCAATCTCTCGTAGTGATTCTTTTGTTCGTTGATTACAAGTCGTAGACGACGATTCTCCTGCTTTGCGTTGTGTAAGTCTTGATAGTGATTCATATTTTTTTGTATTTAGGGTCTAAAATCAACGGAGTTGTATACAACCACTTTATTGAATGATGTATTCTTTTATGTGTACTATTCATCATTGATACACTTACTCCGCTCGGGTGCATCATTGTTGTAGTAAATGCCTTACTATATGTACCATATTTTAAATACATATCTGTAATTCCGCTTTTATTGCTTTGCGTTGCTGTTTGAGTAATTGATACAAAAGGTATAGTCAAAAACAACTCACCTCGACAACCTTTAGTTGTATAAGTATTTACGTCTTCATTCATTGCACCTACGAATTGAAATTTTCTCTTTGTGCTACAAATAAAACTATTCATACATTTTCTTTTGTTGAATCTATATGCGCCTTTGCCATTGTTTATACCTCCTATAAAATCTCCTCCCTGTGCAAATGCAATTGATAAAGCAGGTATATTTTTATAGTATTTCAATAGCATAGAGAAAATGATATCTAATTTTTTTATCGGTTTGATTGCACCGCAATTCTCTGTTGATTGAGTGTCAATCCTAAAATCAAAAGCAGTGTAATCGTCATCAAGTTGTATAAAGTATTCTATACCTATTTGACTAGCAATATCAAAACAAGCATTTCGCGCGTGAGTTATTGTTCTTCTTTCATCAAAGTTGTTGCCCTCATCTATTGAATCAGCCATCGCCTTTTTATCAAATACTTTTACCATTGAATCACCGTATGTGCTTAAATAAGTATCGAGTGTTTTGTCTTCGTTGTCTACGATAAGATACGTCGCACCTGTATACCCACATTTTTTTAATGTCTGCAAAGTTTTTAGGTTGTTAGGTCTACCGTGAGTCAAAATAAATACCGCAAAATTATTGTCCATATTCTTCGAGGTATTGAGTTTTGATATCGTCACATAGTTTGATGTAGCCGTATTGAATTGCTTTCTCAAAATCTATGATTACAAGTGCAGAGCGTTCCATCAAATGTTGCATTTCTTTACTAGCGTGCGAGTAGTAGTCAGCAATTTTCTCGTAGTTAAAAACAAGATGTCTCATCGTTGCATCAATCAAAAAAGACTTCTCTTCTTCGCTTAGTGATGATGTTTGAATCTCTTTGATGAGACGTTGACTTTTAGACTTGTCACAGAGTTCAAGAATGTGAGGCTTCCTGTTCTTAGGTTCGTAGATAGGCGCTTCAATCTTGCTCGTGTACTTTTGTTCTTCTTGATTAGGTGCGTAGTCTGCACCAAACAAATTTATTTGTTTCATATGCGTTCTTTGTATTCAGTTAGTTTGCCTTCAAAAGTTGTAGGTATTGTGCAACATTCACCGTTGCGATTCTTTGCGATTATCAACTCCGCTTCTTCGACGTCTGGCTTTTCGGTGTCATAGTACGCAGGTCTAAAAGGAAACATCACAATATCTGCGTCTTGTTCTATCGCACCACTCTCTCTCAAGTCACTCAACATAGGTCTCTTGTCTTGTCTCTCTTCGCTCTTACGAGATAATTGAGCGAGAACGATTACCGTGATTTTCAACTCTTTCGCAAGTAGTTTCAAACCTCGTGAGATTTCTGCTATCTCTTGCTCTCTATTTGCTTTAGTACCTTTAATCAATTGTATGTAGTCAATCACGAGCAAGTCAAGACCTTTGCGAGACTTGTGTAGTTTTGCTTTTGCTTTGATTTGCGCAATCGAAGTGTCAACGTCATCGTCGATGAAGAACTCTATTGATTGATGATTTGCTACGTGTATCACTTTGTCTATCTCGTTTTGTTCTAGACGACCATTGCGAATCTTCCAATTCTCGATGTTGCCTATCAAAGACAAGTATCGTTTTGCTAGTTGTTCGTTGCTCATCTCAAGAGACAAGAATAGTGCTTTGTGATTGTACTTTGCAAAGTCTTTTGTGAGTGTGAGAGCGATTGCTGTCTTTCCCATTCCGGGACGACCTGCTACTACAATCAAATCTCCTGCGTTGTAACCACCTATGTACTTGTCAAGATATCGCCATCCAGTTTGTTTACCTGTGAGCGCACCACCATTCATACTATTCTCTACAATTTGGTCGACTACCTTGTTCGTCACTTTGACTATCGAGTCAGGTGCTTTGTGTGTCGAGAATGTACTCTCATCTAGAATCGATTGAATGTCTTTTACGATATCACCCAAGTCTTTTGTCAAGTTCAAACGAGTCACTTTGTCTACGAGAGTTGTCTTGATGTACTCGTGTTCAAGAGTCTTTAAGTGTACCGTGATATTTGTAAGACCACTCGCTTCTTGTTGTATTTGAATAATTTGTAGTAACTCTTTGCCTTTAAAATGCTTTGATAGCGTCATCATATCAACTGGCTCGTTGTTGTAGTATAAGTCTGTCATCGCACCTACGACACGACGATACAAGTCTTGTGTGAACCAATTCTTGTTGATTTGTGGTAAGAAGTGTCTTGCGTCATCATAGAATAGCAAGTTCGATAGTATCATTTGTTCAAGATTCATAGTGTTGCAAGTTTAGGAGTATTTATTGATAGTTTCAAATTGTTTGGTTTCCACGTGCGAACTGCGCTCTTCCAATCTTTCATTTTGTTTTTGCCTATCATCCAACCTTTTGACTCGTAAAAGTCAAAGAACTTGTTTGATACGTCATTCATATTTATTGAATCCATGTATACTTTTAATTCATCTAGTGTAGGTTTTACAAAACGATTACTCTTTTTATTATTTACATCTTCATTTTCATTTTCATTTTCCATATGTTCTTCATATGATTTACATATGTTATTCATATCTTCTTTCTTCTTACGATTGTTTGCTCTTGATTCGCTGTATTTCTTTCGCTTCTCAAACTCTTCTCTCATACGCAAATTGTAGAATCCTTCGTCGCATTTCTCGAACTTATCAAAGATATCTTCATCATATGAATCACATATCTTCAACATATCTTTCTCGCTGAGTACACCTTTTTGATGTTGTATACAAAGTAGACGAATGTATTTGCCTACTTGTTCGTTTGACATCAAGGTCGTGCCTGTTAAAAAGTCGCTAGTATAAAACAATACTGCTGGGTCTTTGCTCATTTTTGTTGTAATTAAAAAACCCTCGTACAAATACCGAAGTGCGAGTTCGATACTTGCCGAGGGCAAATGTCTTTTGTAGTTGTCTCGCACACAACTTTAATACTTTACAAAAATAGTGTTTTGTAACTAAATAGCAAATTATTCTTTTGTTTGAATTGAATATCTGCCAAATCCTTCTGTCTCATCACACACGATGTCAAGACCTTCTTTGTGTCGAAGCGTGTGAATAAGCGCGGCGAGTCGAAACGAGCCATACAAATTCAAAGCGTCGATAGGTGTGATTGACTTACCATTCATCAAATGAGTCTTCACTTTTTTCAATTGCGATTCTTTTTTCATAGTTGTCTATAATTTATTTTTAGTTTGTCAAGTCCTTGCGTATCTCGATATAGTTTATCGAATATGACGCATTTTAAGCCACTCTGTTTGATTATCTTAGAGCATTGCATACAAGGTGACATCGTGACGTACATAGTTGCACCTTGAGTGTTTAAACCCGCTTTTAAGATTGCATTCATTTCCGCGTGAATTACTTCATCTTTCGTCACGTCGTTCTCTTCGCACTCGTTACAAAATCCACTAGGTGTACCATTGTACCCGTAAGCGACTATATTTCTATCTTTCACGATGACTGCGCCTACTTTTGCACGATTGCACCTAGATAGTTTAGAGACTACGTGCGCAATGTTCATATACATCACGTCGAATTGGTCACTCCTGCTCGTCATATTTTCCACAATAGAAACCTAGTATGAAAGAAAATGCGATAAATCCTAGCCACACGATTAGTTGAAAGTTTGTCATAGTATTCTAGTTTTTAAGATTTCGACGATTTCTGAGAAGTTGTCTCCGTGTACTTCGTAGTGATGACTCAAAGAGATAGGAAGTAGTTCGTGAATTGTCAAGTCCATCGAGTAACTCTCTTCTAGTTGATGCTTGATTTCTTCAATTGTAGGTTCGCTATCAAATACACACAAGATATCTTTGTCTTCGTTGACGAGAACATATCCTATGCCATTCAACCTGTTTGCAAATTGTTGAGCATAGACGTTCTTCTCAAAACGACCTATGATTGATTGATTGTAGTAGACGCGATATTCGCTCACGCCATTCACACTTGCTTCTATTATTCTTGTATTCATCTTACTTTGCCTTTATACATTTTGTGGAGTTGTTGACGTTGGTGTTGAATTGCTTCGTTGAAACCTTCGATAAAAGTGTCTTTCTCGAATTGATAAGGAGTCGCTTCTTTGATTTCTTTCTTCGACTTCTTTGTCAATACGTGGCTCGCGTACATTACTACAAACATAGTAGGTGCGAGAATGATTGGGTATATGATGTCTAGTGCCATAGTATTGTAAATAGTGGGGGCTTTTACACCCCCATTTTTTGTGTCTATTAAAATTCGTATTCAGTTAAAAAATCAACAAATTGACCGGGACAGATTTGACAAAACTTGTCGTCGCTTACACACACATAATTTTTTTGTGCCAATTGAGACAAATATCCTTTTACTTGTTTCTCGTTGAAATCTGTTACAAACTCCATAACTTCTTTGAAGTAAGTGAAGTCACCACCAGTGTACTTGTCAGATGCTTTTACAATAGATTGCAAAACTGAGATTTCGTTGTCGTTTAGATTTGTGTAGTTGTTCATATCGTTTGTGTTATTTGATGTAGCAAAGATACTACTAGCAAACATATGCGCAAGCACTTTGAAATCTTTTTTTCTATTTATTTTGTTTTATTGCAATTCTATGACATTTCTCAACATATGACCTGCGTAGTATAACTTCTCATCTATCAAGTCTTTTACGTCGTCAAGCGTGATATTCACTACGTGCTTCTTGTGTGAGTCGGGCATTCTAGGGTCATACGAAACAAAGAACGCATTCTCACAAGCACTAGCAATCATACCCATTTGCATTTGCCAGTAGTACTCGCTATGTTGAGACTTCAAGTCTTCGTTTGTTTTGATTGAGAAATTGCGTAGATGAATACCGCTATTGAATGGACATTTAATCTCAACGATAAAGTCATCACCTAGCGCGTCGGGAGAATAACCTCCAAAGTCACCGTATTCGATAAAGACGAAAGTCTCACCTCCGTAGTAAGTAGCGAGAGAGTTGAAAGGGTCAAACGCTTCATACGCTTGCTTCTCGTGTTCTTTGCCCCAATCTAACGCACGACCATAGATTTCGTTTCGTTGGTTTGTGAGAATCTCTGCACCTTTCTCGTAGATGAAAGTCTTTGCTGTCTCGCTTAAGTACTCCGATTTGTTTCTCGGAGTACCCATCAATTTATGAATTTGTGAAGCCGTGAAACGCGTTCGTCTCAACTCAAGCCATTGCTCTTCACTTTGTGTAGTCGTAACCATTCTCAATCATTCATTTGACACTAGACAACAATTTGTAGTCAACTTCGCTCAATGTGTACTTTTGAGTGATGTCGCTAATTTTCCCGCCACGTTGAATGTGTTCTAACGCTTTCGCCCAATTAGGATGCTTAGGAGTGAGAGTTTCTTTTTGAGGTGCGCGACCCATTGCTTTCTCTCCGTCGTCATCGTCGTCGATGTTGAGACCTAAGATTGCGCCTAGAGCGTAGCGACGTGCGTAAGTGATTGCGCTTCCCATTGCTTGAGGGTCGTTTTGTTTTGCAACTGGCATCTTGTACGACGCTTCAATCCACTCACCGCTCTCGCTATGTATTAAGAGAGTAGTCAACGCGTCGTCGTCTGGCAATTGAGCGAACGCAAGACCGCAATCACTCAAAGGCTTTTGAATAGTATCTAAGATGTTCGCGAGTGATGCGTACTTAGATTTGAAAAATGGGTTGTTCGCTTCTTTCGACACCTTGCCGATTGTTGCTTGGAACTTGCACAACGCAAGCCCAATGTTCTTGATAGATTCACTTTTGTTCATATTAGTTTTCGATTTGTTCAATGATTTCTTTTGCTGTCTTGAATACCTTGACCGCCGTGGGGTGATACACGTCACCTTTCAAATACTTACGAATAGTAGGGAGAGAAAGACCTGTTCTCTCGTGAATAGTCTTTTGAAGACCGTGATAGTGTTTGTGTTTTAACTCTTCTTGGATTTGCTCTATGTTTGTCATACGTCACAAAAGTACAACAAATCTTTCACTATGCAAAGCAAATAGAAAATTATTTTATATCTATCGAGAAGATTCTGTCTCCTAGTTTGGTAGCAAGTTCCGTAGAAATGCCGTCTAAGAGTTGTTGATTCCATACGTTGCGTATGAATTTTGTAGGCTTGATGCCTCGACGACCTATCGCGTTCGCGATTGCTTGCGCTTTGTTGCGTCGTGCGGTTGATAAATCTTCGTTCTTTGACGTTCGTACTTGTATACCCTTGTCGATGAGCCATTGTTCGATGGCTTGCACCGGTGGGCGTTTGCCACGACGACGACCTCCGTCGACATACTCTGCGTAGTCTTCCATTCCTAGACGCATTGTCAACGACGTAGGAGTTCGCGTAGTCTCAAGAGGTTTGATAGATTGTCTCAACTTACCACTCGCGTTCGAGTCGTATGTGAACTTACCTCTTCGCTTTGACTTGTCAAGTTCTTCTTGAAGTTGAATCGTTACTTTGTTCCAAAAAGTAGCAATGATTTGATTCAACTCGCTATCACCTTTCGTCACGAAAGAATCTGCGCGTTCTCCTAAGCCGTTTAAAAACTCATCAAAGGTCATTGAGCATCTCTATAAGTTGTGGGTGTGGGTACACATCTATCTTGTCTTTGCGTACTGAGTTGTGAGTGAAGACTCCATTCTTGCCACTCAACGCTCTCTTCGTCACTTGCCAGATATCTTCGTTGTACGTCAAGTCGATTGCGTATTTGTCACGCCATAACAAGAGCAACTCTCTCACGCTTTCAATTTGCTTTGTTGTGTAGTTCTCAAAGTATTGATAGCCTTTGTAAGGTGTATCTAGTTTGCACACGTCTTTGACCTCTTTACCGACATAGTTGTAGAACTTAGTTCCTTTTTGAACCAAGTACCCCCAATTACAAATTTCGATACCAATAGACGACTTGTCTAGATTTGTATAAGGCAAGCCTAAGAAATGCGAAGACTTTAGCCCTAAGTGATACGCCCAAAACTTAGAGTCAAAGCCTTGAATGATTTGACCATCGCGAGAGATAGCGACACAAGTTGCTATGTTGGTAGCATCTGTTTCCCAAAACTTAAAAGTCGAGGTAGCATCTGCACCACCTGCCGTGTGATGCAAATAGATTTGTTTCTTCGTTGTCTCTTGTGCGTTAAAGCCCTTGAACGCTATTTGCTTGATATTCATTTGTGAGTCGTGTTAAGTACCAATTTGCTTTTTTTAAATCTTCAAGACGATTCTTCTTCTCAAATCTCCACACATATTTCAAGACATTCCCTTTGAGATATCCGTAAAACGCTTCTTGAGTCATAGACGCTTTGATTGCTTCTATTGCTTCGACATCTCCTGTCTTGTAGTGGTTCGGGTTTATCGCATCTTTTTCCATCGTGACGCAAAAGTATAAAAGTCTTCGTCAATAATCAACGAGTGACCGCCAGTTAAGAAGAGTTGAGTATGTTCGTGATACGCGCTTATTGCGACAACTTGACGCAAGTCGACGAGACCCTCTTCAAGATACTCTATGATTTCTGGGTCAACGCCCATCTCTAGAAACGCGTTGTCGTTTCTCTCTTCGTGAACTATTAACACATCAACTATCATAGCGTTTTGTGTGTGTAAGCGTGAATTTGTCGTGTTTCGTTTTTACCTCGATAGGGTTTCAATATCAACCAACGACCTCCGATAGGTTTGGGAGATGCCCCTCGCTCGATATGCCAACCTTTTGAGCCGTCACCATACTCTTCTTTGTACGCACTTGTACGAATCATTAAGATATCGCGTTGTAGTACCGTATCTTGATTCGATAGAAATTCTACCGTATAAGTCATCTCGTAGTCTTCGTGTACGTGACCCATCCATATTGCGTCTGCACCCTCGACGTTGACACTCATACGATTGTGTTGAATTGTACCACGAGTGACAGCGCCACCACCACCAAAGCCGTGCATATACTTGATGTTGAATGACTTATTATTCGACCCGTCAGCAAAGTGAATGCGAACCCATCCACCATAGCCACCTACTTGTACGTTCGATTGACATTTGTAGTTCAAAAGAGTCACAAAGCGTTCGATGATGTCTGTCTCTTGACGCTTCAAAATCGCGGTTTCGTGGTTGCCGTAACCGATAAACTTGATGAGATGTGCGTAAGGTGCGAACCAATCTACCGCGGTGTTGATAATCGCGTCGAAGTAGTTTGCGACGTTGTGTTCTTCACGAATATCGCTCTTTGATTTGCGAGGGTCGTAAGCACCTTGCATCAAACAAAACAAGTCTCCGTTGATGAGTACGTCGTGATTTCCTTTGAGTGCTTCGTCAAGATGTTTCTTGAGTAACGCTCTGTCACATTTTGGATTGTCCCAATGCAAGTCAGAGATGAGAAGTACTTTCGTTTCTTCCCAATTTTTTTCAATACGTACGACGTTATTTTTTTTCATAAGATGAGACCAATCACGAAAGCAACAAGAGAGAAGAGTACGATTTGTGATTTAAGCGTCTTCTCGTGCGATTTAAGCGACTCAATTTGTTTTGATTGAGTTTGTATAGTTCGTGATTGAATTGTGCGAATAGAGTCGATTTGTGCGATTTCAATAGAATCTAGTATAATCAACTTTTTGTAGTCGAGAACTTTGCGTCTTGCTTTTGCACCTTCAACGAGATAGTAGTTCGCTTGTGATAGAGTCGATGTGTCGATGCAAATTGATTGCGCGTTTGAGTCCGTCGCTAGTACGAGAAAAAGTATCAACATACATCGTGTCATACATATAAATAGAATCGCGTAGAAGTTGTTTCTTGAATCGCACTTTTTCAATAGTGTCTTCATAGTACGAAATAGTCTCAATGTACAAAGGTTCTCTTTCAATTGGTTCGAAAGTGAAGAACGCGTACACGACACTACACAGGTACAACGCAAGCGTCAGCCAAGTAAGGAGTAGAAATTTGGAATTGGATGCCATAACCTGCGACTATGTCTGTTTTTGCGTCATAGAAAGGCTCTGCCGTGCTACTCACGACGAGTTGAAAATCACTATTGTTGTTGTAGTGATAGTCGATTAGAGCCATGATATCAATAATGATTTGAGCCGTGTCACTCAATACTTCGATTGTGTTTGACTCGCTCTCAAATACTCTATCAAATACGAGAAGAGCGAAGCGATAATTGACGTATTGATTGTTCTCGCCAGTTGCTAAATCAAACCCGTCGGGAACTAACCAAACGAGAGGGTAGAACTTCACCTCGTCAACTGCTAGGTTGTACTCTGCACCTACAGAGAACTTGCCTACCATTTTATGACTTTCTACTTGAGTCCTTATTTTTGCTATTATTTGATTTAGGGTCATTCTTTAAGAATTTGATGAGTTTGGCTTCGTTGTTTTTTTGCCACTTATTATTTCTCGTCGCTTGGGAAGTCATAGTTCCAGAAACAATCGTCATAGTTTGTCGGTAAATAAATGCCTCCTACAAATGTAGTGCTAGATGGGCGAATAGTATCGAACGTAGAGCCGGGATTTAAGAACAAAGGGTAGTCGTTCGTGTATTCTCTCAAGTAATCTCTCAAACGATTCGCGTAGTATTCTGCTTTATCACGATATCTATTCTCTAAAAGCGTCAACTCGTCTACGCTAATTGCACGAGCGTTGTCACTCTCTCTACTTGCTACGCTCTTATTCATCAATTTAAACGTCATAGGAAGCATCGCTTCACACAAAGTATAGTACTTCAAGCAAGGTGCAACGTATGAGTCTAGAAGCGTTCTATTGAGTGTTGTCAAAGTATTTGCAAACGCTTGAGATTGTAGTTCGTTGTATATACCACTTCCAATGATGTCACGAATGTATATCTCTTGACTCTCTTTGATTGCGTTTTTTAAGAGTTTGTCGTCGACATTCTCGTTGATAGGCGTATTGTCTTTCAAATACGTTGTCGAAACGAAGTATACAAAGTTTGTCATTTTCTTCTTCTTACTACTTTAGAAGCCCAAATGTGTCTGCACGATGGGCGATGCACTGCAGGCGATGAATCGGGGATTGTATACCAACCACCACGACGCTTCCATACGTCATAACCTAGAAGCGCACTCATAGCGTTGATGTCTTCACGAGAGTACACACGATTGACGCGTACAACGCTACGACAAAACTCACGAGATGTGTCGATGATGATATCACCTTTCGTGTTCGGTGCTTTCTCGTATTGATAGCGTACTAGCAATTCGGTAGGCATATCAGCAATTTCTCTCAATCCATTGTCGGTGATTGTCAAGCCACCTTCTGCAGGTTGAATCAATCCCGTTTTGTTCAAGTTGTCTATCGCTTTAGACACTTTCAACAAGTCAGCGTCTATGATGTTAACAACTTCACCTATCGTGATACCTGTGTTTTCTTTGATTGTGTTCAAGATTGCTTTCTCGATGTCACTAGCGAAAGTCATTTTCACTTCTTCAAAGAGAGTCGCGTCTTCACCAAATTGAGAGAAGACTTTCAAGTCACGCTCGTCATCCCAACCGAAAGGGTTTTCTTTTGCGAATGCGACTGCTTCTGCACCTGCGATGTTGTCTCCGTTTGCAATAGGTGGCAAGCCTGCAAGTTGACGCTTCTCGTTGATTGTCATATTTGACAAGACGTTGTTCGCAACAAGAGGACTCAAAGAGTTGATAGCGTCGTTCAAGTTTGATTGAATCTTCACGGTAGAAAGTTCTGGCAATCCTAACTCCTTACGCGCTTCTTCGTTCGATATCAAGTTACGAGTATACAAGTCTAAGTAGTCAAGTCCTAGAGGTGGTTTGTTGATTGTCTCAAGTTTGACAGGCGCGATGAAAGAGAACAAGTAAGTCAATTGCTCATCCATTTTACCTTGACGAGGCTCTACGTACGATTGTTGAAACATCTCATACGCTTCAATGAGTTCACTACGACCACCTAGTTGACCTTCTACGCGAACGCCAAACAACATAGGTGAGTTGATTTTGTGACCTACAAATATCTCTTGTTGTACCGTTTTATTTAAGATGTCAAATTGCTTGTCAAAGTCGCTAGGTTGAATGTTAGATACAATAGACTCTCTTTCGTTAGGGTCGTTGTACATAAGTATCAAACCACCTGCGTTGTCTGTACCTTGATAAGACTCTTTGAAGCGACGCTTTGCTTTGCGTGCTTCTTCTGGCGTTGGTACGCCTTTGAACATTTGTATCAAAGTTTGCGCTGAGAAGCCATTCTTGATAGAGTTCAAATGCCAATTAGAAACTTCTGTATCAATCTCGATGTACTTCAACGCACCTACATAGTCGGGCAATGGGTAAATACCACCACCGGGACGATACATCTTGTAGTAGAACAATTGCTTTGACTCGCGAGTGTTCTCGTTGAAAGGGTTGTAGTGAACAATCTCTTCACGACGATTCGACCAATCTTCGCTATAATAGTAGCAATCGTCTAGACCTACTCGTACATTCTTAAAAGGTATGTGATAGAGTTCTGCGATTTGAGTCTTTGTGCGATTCCAAATGACCTCGACTGCAAAGCCATTGAACAACTCTAAGTCGTAAGCGATTTTTTGTTTTACTTCTTCAAACGACTCGTAAGTGTTAATCGATTTGAGTTTCGCTTCTGCTTTCGCGATGTCTTGTGTGTTTTGTGCTACAATTGCCGTGCCTACGCCTGCAACATAAGATGCTTTTGACGATACGATTGCGTTGTGCTTAGGCGATTTAGAGAACAAATCAACTAACAAATCTGGGTACAAGTTGTCATCACCAAAGTTGTATATGTCTTTCGCCTTATTCTCTTTGAATGTAGGAAGTTTATTCTCGTGAAATTGAAGTCTCTCGAAGTTCATTACTAGTAAATAGCGTTTATTCTTTTTTGTCTTTGATAAATAGCATCATAAAACCACCACCTAGAAATACGCTCACTTCACTCAATGTCGTCTTCTCAAAGAACACGAGTACGAATGAAGCAACGATGACTCCTATTCCTAGAAATGTAGTTTTCCAATTCTTAAAGATTCTATCTATCATTTGCCTTGACCTTTGTATGGCTTTGCGCTTTTGTGTTTGTTAGCGTGCTTAGTATGACGACGAAGTTTGTTCTTTGGCTTCGCTCTAAATGTCGACGTATTGCTAGTCTTTGCCATCTAGTTTGTCGATTTTCTTCGCGTAGTAACGAATCGCAAACAAGCCCGAAACGATACCAACGATAGCCAAAATAAGAGAAAAAACAGGTTGCCAAGTGTTCGCAAAATGCAAGATAGTAGACGAGCAAGAAATACCCGTTGCGATGTTTGCGATTGTATCGTTCTCAAAGTGTTTCATTATTTAACGCTTTCAATTTTAGGTTCGGGAAGTTTGCAGTATTCACTCTCGGGAAACTTTGCGCAAAAGGTTTTGAGATACAAAGAATCGTCACCGCTGAAAGTATGCACCCCGCACGGATTTGGGAACACCTCAAACGGGGCAAAACTTGCGGGGGGTTCTGAATAGAACAGAATGTCGACCGCCCACTTGTCGCTTTGCTTTGTGCATACGGGTTTGTCATCTTCCGTTTCCCACTCTAAACAAATAAACCCAATTTCAACAACTGCGCAATCTTTCCAAGTTGTCACGGTTTCACCGCTTGGGGTGGTTGTGGTTTGTTGTATGTCTTTTTGAAGTATTGCCCATTCGGTAGGGATGAACTCGAATTTATTAAAGGATTTCATTGTGTTAAATTGTGGTTAGGGATGCCAATTCGGCGTTTGTTAGGCGGGTTTTAGATACCAAAATTTCTGCAATTTGACCAACTGCATAATTGTCGTCGCTTGGGTTTTCTCCGACATTAATTTGACTTAATGTACCATTAAAAGTAAATGATGAAGAACCCGTGACAATTTGTGTTCCGTTATGGTAAATTGCATAATCACCACTTTTGTAAGCAATTGCAATCTTATTCACATTAGCGGTACCGCTAAAATTATTTGTTAAAATTACGGAATTACTTGCCCTAATATATCCACGGAAACTTAATCCTTCAAACCCAATAAATACCCAATTGTTTGCCGTGCCATCGCTTAAATTTAATCTAAATGCATTGACTGAATCAATTGGTTTGTTAAATTGTGCAAACAAAGTCCCCTCCGTCTGCCCAATCAACGAACTAATGCCCGTCTTATAACAAGCATCCGCAACCCTTGTGGCACTTGCTGAGGTTGTTGGTATGTAGGATGTGGCATATGATGAATTGGCTTCAAGTTGCAACCCATAAAACAAAATACTCTTTGCCGTTCCGCTTGATGAATT